CTACGCAGACTCTCGTGAGCCGAAAAACAAAAAAGTTGACGCGTGCCTCGTCAACAAGGCTGCCCTCGCAGGGCATTGTCTCCCGACCTACGGGAGCACCACGAACGGAGGGACGGAGACGAAGCACCCAAATGTGCAATCATCACCGCCACTCCGGGATAACACGAAAGTTCCAGTACCTGAACCGGAACTTCGAATACGTAATCTAGTTTGATCTGTCTCCTCAAGGCCAAAACTAAGAGGATTACTAAAACTGAAAACGTTCAACGCGTTAATTCTGTTATAAACAGAAGAATTTTGGGGGATTAACCACCCGGGGGAGAAATCCACGGGTCTCATAAATCCTATTCCAGTACCATTTAAAGAGTCCAAAAATTGGTCAAAAGTCTGTGATCCAGCAGATAAACAATTTGTTATATTACTGGCGGTACTTGGAAGATTATTGAAACTAAAAAACCATCCATCGGCTTTTGAAATTTCATTAGGAAACGTTGTGGGTATAATACTTATTCTCACTCCCCCTCTTGAGAAAGCATACATCCCAGACAGCACTGAATACAGATCGTTTTGTGCGTTACTGGTCACACCGTTGATAATCGTCCCGTTACATCTCAGGTAAAAAGAGCAGAAAGGCGAAATTCCTACCGTTTCATTAGTTAGCAAATCTACTACCTTATTCACGAAAGGAAAATATCTTTTAACCCATTGCCTAAAACTCTTTATGGACTCACCCTGAGTTACGGAACAAATTAAGTCTCCATTTGATCCGTAAGAAGCCCCTCCAATTCCATCGGACCTTAACTGAACCTCGGTTGAAATCCCCGATTGGTAAGCTGACGGTATAACTGGATACTCCGTCAGAGATCTAGGAGAGGCAAACTGTAAATTGTCTGCTCCACAGGCTTCCACAAACATGTATATTTCTGAAGGAACAGTAGAAGGACAAACGAGCTGATCTAGGACTAAAACTTCCACTTTCCCACTAATCCTACCTGTTTTTATCCAGGGGGTTATAGATACGTAAGGAATTCTAAGTTCTATATAATTGTCTTCCCTTATATCTGCTATAGTTCTCATTAAATATTGGGAACTAGTAGTAGTTTTGGGGGGCGTACTCGATTCTCCATCTAGAACTGGTTGAAAACAAAAAATAAG